GTTCTATCCTTGTCGACAAAAACGGCGTCATATTAGCAGGCAATCACGCGCAGGAGGCGTTTGTCAATGCCGGCATGGATGACGTGATAGAGGTCGAGACAGATGGCAAGCAGATCGTTGTCGTGAAACGTACCGACCTTGATGCTGATAGCAGTGCTGGCAAGAAAATGGCGATCATGGATAACCGAACGAGTGAACAGGGGCTGGCGTGGGACGCGGTGGTTGTAGAGGATTTGCTGAATGAGATTAAGCAGGATGAGGGGGAGTTGGACGCGTATCTTGAATCGTTGGCGAAAGACACGGGCGCGGTAATTGGTGACGAACCTCCAGAAGATGCAGGCGCACAAATTGACAAGGCTGAAGAATTGCGTGTCAAGTGGGGCGTGGAGTTGGGGCAGTTGTGGCAGTTGGGTGAACATCGGTTGATTTGTGGCGATTGTACGGACAAGGCGGTGGTTGATAGGTTGATGGATGGGAAGAAGGCCGAGTTATGTTTTACCGATCCGCCCTATGGTGCAGATATTGATTATATCGAGCATGAGGATAGCCAAGAGAAACTGGTTCAACTAATAAATGGATTTTTTCCACTAGCAGAAGCGTTTAGTGATTTGGTGGCATTGACGCCTGGTATCAATAATGTGTTTTTATATAAAAAGCCCAGTTGGATATTGGGATGGTTCTATGGTGTTGGAACTGGTAGATCACCTTGGGGCTTTACTGCATGGCAGCCAATCCTTGTATTTGGCAAAGATCCAAAACTAGCTAATGGAGAAGGCTGCCATCCAGATGGCTTTCAGTTCCAAATGACACCAGAGGATATGGAGATAAACAGAAATTTGGGTCATGTTGTGCCGAAACCACTGTCGGTTTGGGTTAGGTTTATGGAGAGATTGAGCAATGCAAAGTCAAGCATTGTCTATGACCCCTTTCTCGGTTCCGGCACGACCCTCATCGCCTGTGAACGCCTGAACCGCAAATGTCGAGCGGTTGAAATATCGCCTGCTTATTGTGCTGTTTCAATCCAGCGATGGTTTGATATGACGGGACAAGAGCCTGTGTTGTTGGATAAATAATTTATAAACTTTACATCGGTGAACAAATGGCAAAGCTAAACAAACAAAAAGTAATTCAAGCACTAAAGGAAACCAAAGGGGCTGTATATCTTACAGCTAATCGTTTGGGTGTTTCGCATACTGCCATTTATGACTATATCAATAAATATGATGACGTCCGAGAGGTGAAGGAATTTTACACAGAGGAACTAAACGACATAGCAGAGTTGAAACTACGACAAGCGGTACAGAATGGCGAAGCGTGGTCAATTAAGTATCAGCTATCAACACAAGGCAAACAGCGCGGTTATGTGGAGCGTCAGGAGATAACGGGCAAGGATGGAAATGAGGTAACAATCAAGGTGGTATATGATGAATAGCACTGAATTGGTTGTAACCCTTCGTAAGCCACATGAGAAACAGTCTGCATTTATAGCATCACCTGCAAAACGCAAGATTATCAGGGCGGGACGTCGGGGAGGTAAGACAGTAGGGATAGCGATTCCGGCGGTAAAACAATTTCTAGCTGGGCATCGTGTATTATACGCAGCTCCAACAGAGGATCAAATAGGATCGTTCTGGTATGAGGTCAAGCGGGCATTACAAGAGCCAATAGACAACGGAATATTTATTAAGAATGAGACCATGCACTATATAGAGTTACCAGGCACGAAACAACGTATCAGGGCAAAGACGGCTTACAACGCTGATACCCTTAGGGGAGATTATGCAGATGAACTATTATTGGACGAATTCCAATTGATGAATGAGGACACATGGGCGATTGTTGGTGCTCCAATGTTGTTAGACAATGATGGGAACGCGACATTTATTTATACCCCCCCATCATTACATAGTCGTAGCAGAACCAAAGCCAATGACCCACAACACGCGGCAAAGCTATTCAAGAAAGCTGCTGCTGATACTAGCGGACGCTGGGAAGCGTTTCATTTTACCAGCATGGACAATCCTTATATTAGCAGAGAGGCGCTAGACGATATAACGCAGGATATGTCAAGTCTAGCCTATCGAATGGAAATATTAGCAGAGGATGTTGACGAAGCGCCAGGGGCATTATGGACGCGTGAGAACATCGAAAAAGCGCGGGTACATAAAACACCTGATTTATCAAGGATCGTTGTTGGAGTTGACCCGTCTGCTACCTCAGGTGGTGATGAGGCTGGTATAATAACGGCAGCACGAACAAAGGAAGATTATTACACGTTGGCAGATGATAGTGTACAGGGTAGCCCGCAGGTTTGGGCTACGGCGGCTGTTACAGCTTATCATCGAGTAAATGCCGATTTGATTGTGGCTGAGAAAAATAACGGTGGTGAAATGGTAGAGGCAGTTATAAAACAGGTTGACCCAAGCGTAAGGGTAAAACTTGTGTGGGCTTCACGTGGTAAGGCAACCAGAGCTGAACCTATCAGCGCATTATCAGAGCAGGGGCGCGATCATCATTTAGGCTACTTCCCACAATTAGAAGATGAGTTATGTTTATGGATTCCAGGTGACGCATCACCAAACAGGCTTGACGCTAAGGTGTGGGCTTACACAGAATTGATGGAAAAATACAACAGAGTAGCACGAAGCTACCAGGGTTAGGAGTAATTATGGCAACTGATTTAGAACGAGCGTACAGCGCACTGAAAAGCAAGAACCCAATATACTCAACATTATTTGATTATGCAGACGGTAATCAACCACTTGTATATTCTACAAACAGACTGAAAGAAGCGTTTAATAATATCAGCGCAAAATTCAGTCAGAATTGGATGTCAGTTGTCATTGATAGCGCAGTTGACAGATTGACTTTTAACGGTTGGGCTACAAAGACAAAGGCTATCACCGATAGACTACAACAGATATTTGAAGATCACGAGATAGTGCAGGATGCCTACGATATTCACCGCGGCGCATCCATTACGCGTGAGAGTTTTGCGATAGTTTGGAAGAACGATGACGGTGAAATTGAGTTAAATTACAATGACCCACGATTGTGTCACATGTTTTATAATGCAGATAACCCAAAAAAGCAGGATTTCGCGTGTAAGTGGTACAGGGACGGGGACGTTTACCGGATGATTCTTTATTATCGTGACAGGCTGGAATATTATCGCACCAATCCGGCAAAGAACCTTGTTAACGGTATTCCTTCCTCAGCAAAGATGTTTATGCCAGATCCAGACCGACCTTCAGCTGATAATCTTTATGGTAAAATTCCTGTTTTTCATTTCTACCTATCACGCAATAGCAAGGGTGATTTATACAACATCATAACATTACAGGACGCTGTCAATAAGCTGTTCAGTGATATGATGGTAGCGGGTGAGTTTGCAGCATTGAAACAGCGTTATGTTATCACGAGTGAAGATACCAGCGCACTCAAGAACGCACCAAATGAAATCTGGCAATTGCCGGAAGGCTCACAGGCTGGACAATTTGAATCAACACCGCTTGATACATTTCTTGACCCCATTGACAAGATTGCCAATTCAATTGCAATTATCAGCCGAACGCCAAAGCACTATTTTTATAATGCAGGTGCCGGAATATCCGGCGAGGCATTACTAGCAATGGAAGCACCGCTGACAAAGAAGGTTGACCAGCGCAAAACATCATTCTCAGCCACCTGGAAACGCATTGGACAATTTTTATTGAAGCTGGATGGAATAGATTATCCATTATCCGACATTGAAACAGTATGGGAACCGACACACAGCATACAACCAAAAACAGAAGCTGACACCGTCAAGGTTTGGGTAGATAGCGGAGTACCGTTGTCAACGTCATTGTCGTGGGCTGGTAAGACCGATGAAGAAATAGCAGCAATGGAAAAAGATAAGGCGAAGGAAAAAGAAGAAAACGCAAGCATGGCAAGAGTATTGCTAGAAACTGCGAGAATAAGACAAGACCAATCGAATCAATTACTAGATGAACAAAACGAAGAAATGGAGTAAGAATGGCAGCTATAAACAATATCAATTTAGACGATACAATAACAATAGCAATCGGACAATCACTGTCACCAGCAATTGACCTGAAGGGCGCAACCGCAATCGGATTTATTTGCCCGGCGGCAATTGAAGCAACAACCGTACAATTAGGCTTTTTCGCATCGAATAGCCTGACTGGAACGTATTATGAAGTCAAAAAGAATGGGACACGCGTTACCCTTACTTTTGCAGTTGATGATTATGCACTATTGGAAAATCCAACTGACCTTTTTGGTGTTCGTTTCCTGAAAATCAGGACACAAACAGCCGTACCCGTTGCAGTAGCACAAGCAACAGCCGCACGGACATTTCGGGTAGTAAAAACAATTGGATTGACATAATCAATGTTTCCAGATCCCATAAGCAGACAAACGCCTGATGTAATTCGTATTCTGTACGAGTTCAGGCGTGGTGTGGAGCTAAAAGAAGCTGCGATGCTTGATGATATGGCTACCAGGTGGTTGATGATAGAGAGCCGCCTGGACGCTGATATTACCGCGCTTGCTTATGAGTTACAACGATTGAAGGACGAAGGCAAGATTATCACTGAAAGTGTGGTATTGCAGAGTCAACGCTACAAAACACTCAAGGAACAAATAGAACGAGAGATCGAAAAGTATAACCGCGAGTATGCCGTAGGTATGATAACAGACCAACAGGCTCAATACGCAAAACTGGGAATTGATGCAGCTCAAACAGCGATGCGTTCTGCTATGGGAACCATTGGCTATAATTTCAACATGATAAACCTGGATGCTGTAAAATCAATGATCGGCTTTGCAGGTAATGGATCCCCATTATATACATTGTTACAAAAAGACTACGGCGATGCCGTACACGGATTGACCAACGCACTTATCAACGGAATTGCCAGGGGTTATGGTCCCATGAAAACAGCGCGCGAAATGGCGAACGGCTTTGGTATGGGACTTGACAGGGCTATCCTGATTGCACGTACTGAAACAATCCGATCATATCGTACAGCGACAACCGAACAATACAGGGCAAGTGGAGCGGTGACTGGGTTCCGGCGTTTGGTGTGGAAACCTACGGCGTGTTTAGGTTGTCTTATGCGTGATGGTGAATATTTTGACGTTGCAGAGGAGCTATCCGATCACCCTTCAGGAAAATGTACCTCAATTTCGTCGATCCGTGGCGTCAAGGATGTGCAATGGGAAACGGGCAAGCAATGGTTCAACAAGCTATCACCTGAGGAACAACGTGCGAAAATGGGTGCTGAGAAATACCAGCTTTGGAAGGACGGGCAATTCAAGCTGGATGACTTGTCAAAGTTGCAACATTCGGCGGTGTGGGGTGATAGTCCAAGAGTAGCAACGATTAGCGAGTTGTTGGGGGGTGGTGTATCGTCGAATAAATTACCAATGTTTTCATCAATTCAAGAAGCCGAACAATGGGCAAAAGATAAATTTGGCACAACAGTTGATTTTAGCGGATTAGATTTAAACAATGTTACAGAACTAAATAAAATATTTAATGACCACAAAGATAATACATCTTTATTATCAATTCAGTATATTGGTGATGCTAAAACAGCTGCTAAATTATCAGGAGTCAGATATAAACCAACTAACAGAGAATTAATAACAGTTTATGGAAGTGGTAATAGTACCTGGATTGGAATAAACAAAAATAATTTTAATAACATTGATGATTTTATAAAAAACTTAAACGATACGGGAGTTATATTAAATTCAAATACAAAAGAATTATTGACTCATGAATGGGCGCACGTATTTGATTTGTCTCATACAAAAGCGATGTTTAATTCCCCAAGTTTAGCATTACACAACGAGCTTATAAATAAAATAGAAGATTCTGGGCTTGATAGATATTTATATCTACAAAATATTAGACAAGTATCAGGAGATTATTTTGATACTAACTCACAAGAATTTTTTGCTGAAACATATAGATTATATGATGCAAATAAATTGCCAGACAAATATAATTGGATGAAAGAGTTTTTCAAAAGCATAGGTATAAAATAATAGGAGGATGATTTAGATGAAACGTATCTGTAAGAATTGTAAATACTACCGAGAGGGGAAATGGTGTAGCAACTTCGTATCGGAGTATTACCGCTACGCTATGGCAATTGACATATTTGTGCATCCAGAGAACACCTGCAAACAGTTTACACAATACGGGAAGAACGCACCCTGGTGGATGCGAATATTCAATAGAATTATGAGGAGATGGAAATGATGAGTGACCGCGAATTTTGGATAGCAATACGAGCGGCAATATTAGCGGTGCTTGATGCTATCGAACGTAAGCAGCAATTAGGTAAGCACGCACCTAAGTCAGAATTGAAAACGAAAGTGAAGTAAACTACTTGACAAGATAGAAAGAATGTGCTAATCTATTTTTGTACTATTACAACCGAATAGGCATATAGATTTATAAACCGACAAGCCTTAGGGCATATAGGTTGAAAAATCAACAAGCCGCGATTGAGAAAACTCTCAATGGCGGTTTTTTATTATACAGGCGAGATGCCAAAGGAGATTTGCCGAGATGGCAGACGAAAACAAAAACCAAGTACCAAACCAGCAAGGCGAGCAGAACAACGAAGAACTAACTTCATTTGAAGCAATCCTTGAAAAGGATCCAAAGATCAAGGAATTATATGAGCAACACACAGCCGCACTGCTAAATACCGTAAAGGCAACCCGTGACGAACGGGACGGCTTGAAAAATCAGGTCAAGGAATTGTTAGCAAAGTCCGAGAAGGGCAGCGAAAACGAGAAAGCCTTAACTGAGACACTACTGAAATTAGAAGCAACAGAACGTCGGGCAACATTTGTCGAGGAAGCGGTTAAACCAGGGATTGATTGCCGCAACCCAAAGGCAGCTTATGCGTATGCGGTGACCGTTGACGCGTTTGACAGAAAAGGTAATCCCGATTGGGCGTTGCTGAAAAGAGAAATACCAGAGTTATTTGGCAAGTCATCCCCACCCGCTCATGGGGGTAGTGGTACAGAAATACCACCACAGGCCAATGACATCAACAGTATGATCCGTAGAGCAGCGGGTCGATAAAACTAATAGGAGAAAAATACAATGCCATTCAATAGCGTTATTTCCCGAACAGATGCAGCCGCCCTCATTCCTGAGGATGTATCTGCTGAAATCTTTAATTCAGTGGTTGAAATGAACCCAATCATGCGACTTGCTCGTAGATTGCCGAACATGCCAACCTCACAGCGTCGCCTGCCGGTAATGTCGGCTTTGGCGTCCGCTTATTTTGTGACTGGTGATACCAGTTTGAAACAAACCAGTGAAGTCAATTGGGCTAACAAGTACATTGATGCCGAGGAACTGGCTGTAATCGTTCCCATTCCAGAAGCTGTTCTTGACGATGCTGGTTATGATATTTGGGGACAGGTTCGACCTGAAATCGAAAAAGCAATCAGCTTTGCAATCTCAAGTGCCGTCATTAGCGGTACCAATATTCCCGCTTCCTGGACAACCAACTTAGGGGCAGCCGGACTACGTGCCGGAGCAAACGCCGCTGGAAACCTCGTTTCGTTAGCTGCTTATGCTGATAGTTACGAGGCTATTCTAGGCGAAACTGCTGCGGGTGTTGATGGTCTTTACATGACAATTGAAGCCGATGGATTTATGGTGACTGGAAATGTGGCAGCCTTAGCGATGAAGGGTGTATTGAGAAATACACGTGACAGCAATGGGCAACCGATTTTCAAATCCAACATGCAGGATGCCAGTCGCTATGAATTAGACGGAACTCCGATTTACTTCCCGACTGACAATTCCATTCCTGCCGCGTCAATCTTGATGATTAGCGGACAATGGGATCAACTGGTTTACTCAATCCGACAGGATATTACCTACAAAGTGTTAGACCAGGCAGTCATTCAGGATGGTGCTGGAAACATCGTTTATAACTTAGCACAACAGGACATGGTTGCATTACGCGCTGTTATCCGCCTTGGCTTTGCATTACCGAATCCAATCAACCGCGCTCAGGCAGTAGAAGCCAATCGCTACCCATTCGGTATCTTGACCGCATAAGAGGAGGCACATCATGGGTTTCTTCAAGAAACGAATTAAGACAGGTCAGGGAGCTAACTTTGAAAGTGGCTCTCGTCTTGAGATAGTTGGTACTCAGGTCACATCAAGCGCAGCCGAGTTAAACTTAAACGATCAATCCTACCAGCTTTTAGATGCTAATGGTGCAATCACTGTGAAGAATGGTGTTTGTTTCATTGCTAAAACCGTACCAGGTGCTGTTGCTGCTACATTAGCAGACCCAACTGCAACCACTGACGATTTCAAGCGATTAGTGATTGTATCTAATCAAGCACAGGCTAACACAGTAACATCTGCCTCATCTTTTGGTGGTGGTGGTGCCGGAGAGGATGTTTGTACATTCTCAGGTGTCATTGGTGATACGTTGGAGCTTATGGCGTACGGCGGAAAATGGTATGTTTGCGGTGGACATCAATTCACCATTGCATAAATTAGAAAATCAGGCGGGTGAAATTCCCGCCTTAGGAGATTAAAAATGACAGTAAAAATTGATAGTCAAGGACCACTGAGCGGGTATCTGAAAGTTGACATCGTTGGCGATGCAACCGTAGCTGGTTTACTTGGTGAGGTACTTAATCCAGAAGGTGTTGATTTGCTTGTGGTTGAAGGTTGGTTCCATTGCAACACTGGTGCCGCCGCCGCAGCCACCCAGAACTGGGGTTTTGCCGCGACTGGTGTTGATAATAATGCTCTTGTTTCAGCTTTTCCAGTTAATGCAGCAAATAATACCGATTGGACGATTGTGGCTCGTGGTGCATCAGAAGCTGCTGCAACAGCCGCGCAGAACGGAACAAGATGGGGTGCGGCACAGTATCTTACCGTGACCAATGCAGCACAGGCTTCCACCGGATTGAATGGATCCCTCTATTTGAAATACATCCGAATGGATTAATCATAATTGGGGAGGGTAAAACCTCCCTTATTTTGAATTGGAGCGATTATGATTGTAACGGCTGCTCAAATTGCACAAATGCGACGGATGGTTGCAGAACCTACCGCCACTACTTACAATGACGCTTTGTTGGAAGATATTATCGAGTTATATCCAACTATTGATGAACGCGGGACAATGCCATATTACTGGGTGCAAACAGGCGGAGTACCGACACAAACAGCGAACGCAAACTGGATACCGACCTATAATCTCAATGCAGCCGCCGCTCAAATATGGGACGAGAAAGCCGCCGCGATTGCGAATCAGTATGATTTCAAGGCAGACGGTGGTGATTATTCCAGGTCTCAAGCATTCAAACACGCAACCGAGCAGGCTAAGTATTACCGTTCAAGGCGTGGATTATCCACATTCAAACTGTACAAATCACCCAAAGAAAGCGCATCCAGTTCGTTAAATAATGAAAGCTGGGTTGGAAACCTACCTGAGAGTGATGACTTTGACGGTGGTGATGACGTGTCATTTATGAGCTTCTAATCATGGATTTTTCAGCAGACGAATTAGCAGATTTTAGGACTTCTCAGGTCGGACATATGATGGATACAGTTGTCAGACAAGTGTATTCAGCTACCCAAAACTCATACAACGAGGATGTGGTCACTTACACAGATCAAACCGCTATCAAGTGCGGTTTAGACATGCGACCAGGTAGCGAACGACATACAACAAACTACACAGCTCTTGAATATGATGCAACGATGCGATTACCAATAACAACAACAATTGATGCACGGGATAGACTGAAAGTCACAAAACGATTTGGTGAAACATTGACAACCGCTTTGGTGTTCGAGATTGTAGGGCCGGTACAACGTGGGCCAAGTGGAATTAGATTGTTGCTGAAACGAGTTGAGGCATGAGCAAGGGTGCAAAGGTAATCCAGCTAGACAATAGGTTCAAAGAGGTTATCGCTGCCGCAAGTGGTGACAATATTCTAAAAGCCTTGAAAGCAGGTGGTGAAGTTGTGCGCAATCATGCTAAGCTGAATATACAGGCTCAGGAGCTTGTCGATACATCCAATTTATTGAATAGTATCAGTGTTCAGGAAGGATCAGGCGGTAAGACAGATGCAACCATTGAGATCGGAACCGATGTCGAATATGCAGCAATCCATGAATTTGGTGGGGCAATTTCACAGACGAACGCATGGGGTAAGGGCATTTCACAGACGATTCACATTCCAGCTAGACCTTATTTACGTCCAAGTTTAGATGAGAATACCAAATCCATAGCTGATGCTATTGGTGCATCACTAGTAGATCAAATAAAAAGGGCTATCTAATGGCAACATTGGAAGAAGGCTTAATTAGTTATTTGAAAGGATGTGCTGGATTGACTGCATTGGTATCAACCAGAATTTATCACATGACCAAACCGCAGACCGTTTCATATCCTTGCATAACATTTCAGCGCATTGATACCCCATTTATTCACACGATGCAAACCAGCGGAGCGACTGGCAACCTTATCACCCCTAGATTTCAGTTTGACGCGTGGGCTTCGACTTATTCAGTGGCTAAGGCAATCACAGAACAATTAAGAGACGCATTGAACGGTAAGGCAGGTTCAATAGGTTCAGGTGGCCAGACAGTGACAATCAGATCATCATTACAAAGCACGGAACGACCATCGTTTGACGCACTTGTGAAGATGTACCGCAGCATGAGCGAGTTTGTAATCATGCAGGAGGATTAATTGGCTAAATATTCAGCTTTTGGTACTCAGTTAAAAATGGGTAATGGTACATTCCAGGTAGAAACAGCAACTGTTGTCGGAACAATAACCGGGAATGGTAATGCTACATTTACGATTACATCTACTGGAATGGCTGGCACTCCGCTTGCTATCAGTGTAGCAGTATTGGAAAATGACACAGCATCAATGGTAGCAGCCAAAGCACGGGCAACCATCGGAGCAACTGCCGCTGTAACTGCTATGTATCATGTCGGCGGTAGTGGTGCCGAGGTTGTGTTGACCCGTAAAATTGCAACCGCTAATGTTGCTGATTTGAACATAGCATACACTAATGACACCTGTTCTGGATTAACACCGGATGCTACCAGTGATAATACCGTTGTTGGTGGACAGGCCGAGGTATTTACAACTATCGCACAGGTTCGCAACATTTCAGGTCCAGGATTGTCTTTGGATTTTGAAGATGTAACGACCCATGATAGCACCGAGGCATGGGAGGAAGTTGTCGCGACTGTATTAAGAAGTGGTGAAGTAACACTGGATTTAGTGTGGGATCCAACCACGCCGACACACTCTAACGGGGTTGGATTATTGGCAGTCATGCCACGACGGGCAACCCGTAATTTTCAAGTTATATTTCCTGATACAGGGCCTACAACCTGGGCGTTTGCCGCTGAGGTAACAGGCTTTGAACCAGACGCGCCACACGACGGGGCATTAACCGCAAGTGTGACACTTAAATTAACAGGGCAAGTAACCCTGGCTTAGAGAGGATAAAAACAATGGCAAAATATTCTGCATTTGGTACTTTATTGAAAAGAGGGGCTACAACCGTTGTTGCTGTTACCTCTATATCGGGTCCAGGTTTATCACTTGATACCGAGGACGTAACCAGCCACGACTCAACCGAGGCATGGGAGGAAGTGGTAGCCACTATCCTTCGTTCCGGTGAAGTGACATTTGATATTGTCTATGATCCAGCAGCCGCAACACACAAGAACGCCGCTGGTGGTCTGTTGGCTGATTTAGTTAGCAGAACAGCGCAAACCTATTCGCTGACATTTACAGACACAGCCGCTACAGTGTGGTCATTCAGTGCGTTTGTAACAGGCTTTGAACCTGACATGCCCGCTGATGGTGCATTGACCGCTTCTGTAACAATGAAAATCACTGGAAAACCAACCATAGCATAATTGAACTGAGGAGATGAAATGGGCGTATTAAAACGTGATGATATTCTGCAAGCCGATGACATCAAACTTGAATTAGTTCCAGTTCCTGAATGGGATGGGGACGTTTACGTAAAAGGCATGACTGGAGCAGAGCGCGACAAGTTCGAGGGTTCATTGGTAATTATGCGTGGCAAAGATAAACAAATAAACATGTCTAATATCCGCGCTAAACTGGCAAGCATGACAATCTGTGACGAAAAGGGTAAACGATTATTCAACGAGAATGACGTACAAGCTTTGTCACAAAAGAGCGCAGCAGCATTACAGCGTGTATTTGAGGTAGCACAAAAGTTATCCGGTATATCAGACGAGGATGTGGAGGAACTGGCAGAGGAATTGAAAAATGACCCTTTCGACGGTTTACCTTCCGATTAGCTTTAGCACTACGAATGACACGGGCTGAATTGCTGAGCAGAATATCCAGCGCGGAGTTGACAGAGTGGATGGTTTATTATCAACTTGAACCATTTGGACAGGAAACCCAATACATTGGTCCAGCGATTACCAGTGCAATTTTAGCTAATGTCAATCGAAAAAAAGGTGACAAGCCACACTCAGCCGATGAATTTATGCCAAAGTTTGAAAAAGAAGAAAAGTCACCTGAACAAATGTTGAGTTTTGCAGCGATGATAACAGCCGGAATGGGTGGCACAATTGGAGAACATGAATAATGGGAAATACAATTCTAAAGCTGCTAGTATCATTGGGGCTTGATTCGTCTGAATATACCAAAGGACTTGGGGACGCAGAAGAAAAAGCAAACAAGTCATCAAAAAATATAGTCAATGGACTATCAACCGTTGGCAAAGGTGTATTAGTGGCAGGTGCAGCAGCTGGTGCAGCTGGACTTGCCTTTATTGCTTCTACCATTGGTCCCGCTTCTGACCTGAACGAAACGTTATCTAAAACGTCGGTTGTGTTTGGTGAATATGCAGATCAAGTTATGAAGTTTGGGGATACATCCGCTACTGCATTAGGTATGAGCAGGGAAGAAGCATTAGCAGGTGCCGCCACTTATGGCAACCTGTTCAGGGCAATGGATATGACAGAGGAAGCAAGTGCCGGAATGTCAACGGGACTTGTTCAGCTTGCCGCAGATTTGGCATCGTTTAACAACATGGATCCAACCGAGGTAATGGACAAATTGCGTTCAGGACTATCGGGACAAACCGAACCACTAAGATCATTAGGTGTTAATCTAAATGCTGCATTGATTGAGGCTAAAGCCCTTGAAATGGGACTATGGGACGGTAACGATGCAATTGATGCAGCCGCTAAGGCTCAGGCGTCCTACGCCTTGATTATGGAGCAAACCACATTGGCACAAGGGGACTTTGCGAGAACATCGGACGGCTTAGCCAACCAGCAAAGAATTATCGCAGCTAATTTCAAAAACATGAAAGCCACAATTGGGACAGCCTTACTTCCAATGATGGAAAAATTATCAAGTACATTAAATAGTTTGTTCAGCGATCCAGCTTTTCAAGCAGGACTGCAAAAATTCATTGATGGATTGGGTAGATTTGCAAGTAAGGTAATTGAAGCTATTCCGCAGGTGATTGATTGGTTTAGAAAAATGGGTGCATGGTTTAGTGAAAACGAAGGCGTTATTATTGGAATATTGGCAGCATTAGGGGTTGCGGTTGCTGCATTTGTTTACACAACCGTTTTGCCAGCCATTGCATCCGTAATAATTGCAATGGCTCCGGTATTATTAGTCATGGCAGCCGTAGCAACCGTAGCATATGTAGTCTATACCGCCTGGACTAAAAATTGGGGTGGAATACAGGAAAAGACTGCTGTTGTTGTAGCATGGATAAAAAACACTATTTCAACATTTCTTGCTAACATACAAGCATGGTGGTCTGAACATGGGGCAGCCATTACATCAACTGTTCAGACAATGTGGGATGGTGTAAAATCAGTGTTCAATTTTGCAGTTGATATTATCAAGGGAATATTCAGCGCGTTCAGGTCTGCGTTCGAGGGTGATTGGTATGCCTTCGGTGAAAAGTTACGTGAAGTATGGGATAAGGTTTGGGTTGCTATAAAAACAGCGGTTGAAATAGCATGGCCACTTATAAATGCAGCAGTAAAGAAAATTGTTGACTCCGTTATATCATTTTTCAAGGACACAGACTGGGGAAAGGTTGGAAAAAATATACTTCAGGGAATTGCGAACGGAATACTAACAGGAATTAGTATCGTAGCAGACGCGGCCAAAAAAGCAGCACAAGCCGCATTAGACGCTGCTAAAGGGTTCTTGGGAATCAAATCACCTTCTAAAGTATTTGCCGGACTTGGATTAAATATCGCTGCTGGAATGGCAAGCGGTATATTGAGTGGAAAAGGGATAGTAGAAGATGCTATCAGTAATATATCTGTTGGAGGAATAATCGCTGGTGGAGCTGGTGGCGGTGGTAGCACGAACAACAATTACAACGTGAATGTCTATTCCAATTCTTCGCCTGACGAGTTCAGCCGTTCTATTGAATTTGCAAAGGGGTATGCCTTATGACAGTAACTAAAGAGAAGTTTTATATAATCAAACCAAAGGCATCTGTAAACCTTTGTACCAATCCATCATTTGAAACAGGCACTACCGGATGGGCTACGGGAGGAACCAATACCATTGCCAAAAGTTCCGTACAACAAAGGCGGGGTGTATATTCGTGTAAGTGTACTTATTCTAATAACGATTTGTTGGCAAGTTATGCGATTACATTGACCGATACCGACCACGTAGCAAGTATGGATATTTACATTCCATCAACTTACACAGGAACAGAATTGACATTGACCTGCACAGGTTACACTTCCGCAACTGTTGTTGCTGGATTAGCAGACATGACAATAAAGGACAAGTGGCAACGGGTGCATTGTCACATCAACCCTGATGCCGGGGATCTTATCGGAACGTTGACGCTAACTGAAACTGGTGTAAACGGGGCAGCCTCTGAGTTTATCTACATCGACGGGGTATTGATTGAAGCAGACACTGAACCGACCACCTACTTCGACGGTAATATTATCGAAACAATCAAGAAGGTCAATCAGTACTACTGGACGGGACAGGCGAATGCAAGCACGAGCGTTAGACTTGCTACTACCCGCTCAGGTGGTGAATTAGTAGATATTACCGATTATTGTAAGAAGATCGACGTATTAGGTCTTGGTATGGCACCAACGGACGTCAATTCTATCGGGTTGGTGGATGGTACAAAACGCTATCAGCGCACAAACCTTACATCCAGATATTTCACGCTGGCAGTCGCATTCAATGGTAAAACCATCGGAGCGGTACAAACAAACCGAAACGCCTTGATCGAATTGGTCAAGCCTGATTTAGTGCCAGATCAACAACCTATGATAATCAGGTATCAGGGAGAAACGGACGCAGGATTAGCAGCCAGTGAGCCAATTGATATAAAGTGCGTTTATGTGTCTGGACTTGACACCGGATTACAACGTGATTTTGAGCGCGCTAACATTATATTTGAAATTCATGACGCCTATCTGCAAAAAGACGGCAATAGAGCCGTATCACTTGACTACAACGACACACTGGCAAACGCTGATTATATTGTCAAGCGTGACCGTGATGGGGTATGGTCAGCAATGGCTGGGACTGGGTTAATTTACGCAATCGCTCAACATCCAATCACGAAGGAAATATATATCGCTGGAGCATTCGAAGATGCTGGTGGTGACTCAGACGCTGATTATCTAGCTAAATGGGATGAAACTACTCAGGATTGGGTTAGTGTTGTTGCAGGGATAAATGGAAGTGTAGTAGCACTAGTATTTGATTCGTCTGGTAATCTTTATATCGGCGGCGGTTTTACAAACTTAGGTGATGCTAATGGTGATCGTATTGCAAAGATTGATACCGCTGGATCTATCTCAAGTTTAGGAACAGGATTACCGAACGGCAGTGTATCGTCTTTAATTTTAGACAACTTAGGTAATCTTTATGTTGGTGGTTCATTCACATCAGCGGGTGGAGTGGCTAACACTGGTTATATAGCTATGTGGAATGGCAGTATTTGGGTTTCAGTTGCAGGTGGTTTTGCGTCTGGTAATATATCTACATTTTGTTTTAATAGTGATTTTTCTAAACTTTATATAGGTGGTTCTTTTGTAAATCACACAGACGAAAATGGAGATAAAATAACGGTTTATGATGTAGCAACTACGTCTTATTCTTCTTTAGGTTTAGGTGCAGACGGAACTGTACTTACAATATTTATTAAAAATAATATTGTTTATATAGGTGGTGAATTTCTAAATATTGGTGGTCTATCAATTAGTAGAATAGCTAAATGGACAGGAAATAAATACGAGTCTTTAGGTGATAATCCTAATGGAAAAATTGAAAGTATAGTGTCTTATAATGAAAATATTGTTGTAGGTGGACAATTTACACAAATTGGGCAAATTACAATCTCTGATAGATTAGCAGAATATCTTGGAAATGGGATTTATAAGCCACTTGACTTAAACTTACCAGGCACTCCATTTGTAGAAGCATTACTAGTAGATAATTTAGATAATTTATATGTTAGTTTTACAACCACAGGAAACGCAGAAACCGCAGGAGATGACATTGTCACAAATTCTGGAACGGCAATCACCTATCCTATCATCACTGTGACGGGACCAGGATTACTACGTCAAATCGTCAACACGACAACAGGCAAGGGACTGTATTTCAACAATCTGACATTGCTATCAGGCGAAGTAATTACAATGGACTTACGACCAGGCAGAATATCCATGACATCCACGTTTAGAGGATCAGTGTTGGGCTATGTTCTTCCAGGGTCAAGTTATGACTTCCCACTCATGCCTGGCAGTAACAGAATAGCCACATTTATTGACGGGACAACGGACTCGAATACAACCGCGACGATGCAATGGGTGGAAAACTATCACGGGATAGACGGGGCACAATATGCCTAAATACGAGGTAATCGTTAAGACTGATACCGGAATACCGCTGTTTATTTTAACACAATTTACAAGCCTTACAGCGGGACGTTTTGACCGTGCAATCATGCCACTTGAAATTACCATGCCACAGGATGACGAATTATATCCGGTTGGGACGTTCACCAAAGACATGATATTAGAGCTTTGGCGTGAACAAAATCAAACAATGGTGTTGGATGGTGAAACGTGCTACTTCCTTAGGAATATTCGTTATTTCAGGGATGGCACAAAGGACATGGTTTACCTGAAAGCATATGATGCCAATTACATCATTGATGGGCGCGAAGTCGAATATAATGCCGGCACTTTACAGGCTAGCAAGACAGGTGTTGCATGTGATGTGATAAAAGAGATCATTAATGAAAACTTTGTTAGTGCCACTGATACAACACGCAATCTATCAGCGACACAGTTTATAGTTGATGGTAATGACGGGTTCGGGGCAACCGTAACGAGCGCATTCAGCCGTCAATATGTAATGTCAACTATTCAGGCAATAACAAATCAATCACGGGAAGCGGAAACTTGGGTAACATTTGACGTAGTTTATTCTGGATCCCTGCCACTTGTTTTTAAAACATACAAAGACCAGCGCGGGAACGATATTACCAACCAACTATTACTCAGCGACGAATCCGGAAACATAGCTAATCCATCATTAGACTTTGACTGGACAAATGAGGCTACCGCTGTTTATGTTGCAGGCAAGGGAGAAGGTGATGCGCGCGTTATTGGTAGTGCTACAAATTCAGACCGATTAAATGAATCAATATGGTCACGTCGTGAAATGATAACTGAAAATTTTCAATTGGATGTACAGGCATCATTGAATGCAGAAGCAGCAGCACATCTTGACAAGTATTCTCCAAAGATTATTTTCACAGGTGAGATTGTCGAGACCGAAGGCACCCAATATGGCATCAACTGGAATTATGGGGATAAAGTACGCGCTAAATATTTAGGCTATGAATTTGATTGTCGTGTATTAGGTTATTCAATTGAGTATAAAAGTTCAGGTGGTAAAACGATTGACAGAGTAACTGCAACGATTCGGGGAGAAACAAATGTCTAATGAAATAGAATTGATGCGTGAGATTGCCAAACTACAATGGCAGATTGATGCGCTTAGAACGATACAACAAGGCTGGCAACCTGTGTTTTTATCCTATCCCCTCACATCTACATCATACGATGGAAATGATACGGTGAATGTTGGGGCTTACACTATTAACACATCAGCAGTATTTGGCGCACCTGCTGGAATAAAAATGGCAGCGGTATTTTTTCGAGCAACCTGGTCGAGTGTAAACGCAGGTTATTCATTAGGAATAAGACCAGTAGGCGCATCGTTGTATGTTGCAGCCGTATATTCACAGGTCGCCAATATACCAATTGCAGGATTTGGTATTGTTACCTGTGACGCTAATGGTGATTTTGATTTGGTCGTTGGCGGTGCCAATGCGCTGAATGTCATTATGAGAATAACGGACTATTGGAAGTGAACCCATTGACAAAAAGTGCTACAATAATTATGTTGTATCAATATAAAGACAGTAGTTTTGTAAACTACACCTGGTCACGGATGCAAGCGCGGACGATAGAAATATGGAGATGGGATGAAACTGAAACTGATTGTAATATTTTTAAGTGTTGTTTTGATCTTGCTCATGTTCGGAGTGGGTATTGCTCAGGGTGATGACGTTGGCTATCCAATCACGGGTTATCCAGAACCGTTACCAGGCTATCCAATCAAGATTGGCTATCCAGTGTTTGAGCCGATACCAATGCCAGATTATCCGGAACCAGAATGGTCATCGCCTGAAATTGTAATGTACAGTAATCCTGTACAGGTTGAACCAATTACGCCACAATACCGCAACGGGCGCAACCTGTGGCAGGAGATTGTGTATCAGTTTGGTAAGTTGTTGGAGTTGATGAAATGAAACCTATTGTCGATATTAGCTATTGGCAGCAAGGGATTGACTACGATAAGTTTGCAAAAGGTATCAGCGGGGCAATTCTTCGTGGTGCTTATGGAATATGGAAAGATACCTGGTTCGAAAAGCATTACACCGAACTACATAAACGTGGCATTCCCATTGGTGCTTATCACTACATCATAGGCAACTATACCGGACTTGCACAGGCTGATGTTTTCAATCAGGCAATTGCAGGCAAGGAACTAAAATTAGGCCTATGGAATGATGTAGAAGATAGACGGGTTACAACCGGATTGTTTCCAGGTGTGGTTATTGATTATCACAACAACATCGAAGTATTGACAAAACGCAAGGTTGGAATTTATACGGGCGTTTATGCCTGGTATGAAATTATGGGCGATAAGAGTAAGATGTATGCAGACCGCCCATTGTGGATTGCTCATTATGGTGTAATCGCACCAGCGTTACCAAGATATGGTGGATGGACGAAGTGGTTACTCTGGCAAATGTCAGATAGTGGCACTATTGATGGGTATTTCAGTCACGTTGATATTGACGTTTTCAATGGCACTGAAGAAGAATACCGAAAGTATTTCAGCCTGAATGAAATCATTCCAGAACCGCCACCAATACCAGAACAACCTGCAACAGGGGTTGTATTGCCTACAATGAAGGTACTAAAGAATATAAACATCCGTTCAAAGCCATACATCTCCGCTTCAGTTGTTGGGACGCGGGTTGTTGGTGACATCGTGAAAGTTCAAGATATTCATGCAACCTCATCGACAAGCGTGTGGGTGAAGGACGAACGTGGTTGGAGTGCTATCGTTCACGGGTTGCTGAAATATATGGAATAGGTGACATGTCTTATATGTCAAACAATACGAATTATACTGCGTTAATTAGGGATAACCTAATTAACGCAGTATAAATAATTGAAAGGGGCTTATGTCAAACATTGAATTGTATCACGGGGATTGCCTTGAAATTATGCGAACCATACCAGACAAGAGTGTTGATGCTGTGATTACTGATCCGCCGTATGGGATGAATAAAGATTTTGCCAATGATATACCAGAACAAGCTGATAGTTTAATAAAATTAGTAAATGAACAAATTAACAAAGTTTGTTCAGGAAATTATTTGATGTTTTTGTCTGCTCAACGTATGAATAAAATAGCTGAATTAAACCCAAAGCGCGTTTTAATTTGGAATAAAACTTTTGCAATTTATACGCCAAATAATTGTGGTTATCGTTACGAACCAATATTGTGGATGTTTGGAAAAGAAGCAGTTAAAAAATGTGGTGATATTTTTGAAAGCTATCCAATATTATTTAAAAATCAATCAGAAAATGAAAATCATCCAACACAAAAACCAACGGAAATAATGCGCCACTTATTAGAAAACTTCACAAACGAAGGCGATACAATCCTAGACCCCTTTATGGGATCGGGCACAACAGGCGTCGCATGTGTCCAAACAGGACGTAACTTCATCGGGATTGAGATTGACAAGGGCTATTTTGACATAGCCAGCAAGCGGATAGCAAAGGCACAAATGCAACCGTCATTATTAGAAAAGGGGTAAGCATTGCAATTAACAGACTGCACCATCACAAAGCAAGGCGTAGTAACAAGTGTACACATGCCAGATTCGGCAATCGCAGATTTTCAGCAAAACTTATTTCTAATGTCAGATATTCATTTCGATAGCATATATTGTGAAGATAAACTATTGACGCGTGATTTAGACTTAGCCAAAAAAGAGGGCAAGTGGATAATTATTAATGGGGATTGGTTTGACGCTATGCAGGGG